TCGGCTTCATCCGCAAATGGAACTTCGTTTTTATATTTTACTGACGTTGTGGCATTTTTCCTTATGATTGAATATAATACAGGGAAAGCTGATTTTGTTTTCCCATTTAACGCAAGCCAACCCGAATTTATATAACCACGAAAATCTGAATTATTGGAATTAGTAGGAGAAACCAAAGTTCTAATTCCATTTCCTATTGCACACCTTGATGTACCAGTACCAACATATTCTGGATCGTTGATAAATATTCCTAATGATGCTTCATTTAAAGTATATTTTCCCCCTGCCGTCACGGGATTAAAATTGGAGTCAATAATTGACTTATTTGTCACATCGCCACGAAATCCCCAGTCAGCCTGAAATACGGGCACTGAACCGCCTGCTCCGAACATTAGTGTAGCATCATAAATGCCGGGACTAATCCAGTTTTTCAGCGCATTGGTTTGAGTATTATTTGCAAAGACATAAAGACAATCTAATTTATCCCACACGCCCGATGCCACCAGTGTTTCAACAAAGAGGTTTTGAGCAATAGCAACTGATAATGGTGGCTTAGTAATAAAAGAATTATAAATGGATAAATATTCGACACAGTACGGCAAGTTTATCCTTGACACACAAAACATCTTTTTAATGGTTTGTGTTAAGGAAAATTTCTTTCCGCTATGTACTAAGGTAAATTTCATATTAAACCCATTCCATAATTATCAAGATATGATTCCATAATAGTCATCACTCCTTGTACTTCAGCTTCAGTAAGATATGAAAACACAAAGGCATATCTCACCTGCCTTGTGCTTGGCTGGGCATTTCCATTAAAATTCCATCCACAAGCATGAAGTTCCACATTGATATATCCGGTTGAGGCTTGAGCAATATTTTTCTTTGTTGAATTTTTATACCTCTCAAAATTTGCCGCCGCCCCACGTGATACGGCCAAATGTGCAATTGCATTAAGTCCCACATCACTGCCATCCTCGGTTCCGCTGTTGCATGACATGGAAATTTTCTCGCCCAAATTCCTTGCTGTTAATCTAAGAAATGTTGTCGCTCCTAAATTAACAGCACCAAACTCCCACATATCCCCATCATTATCACTGCCGACCCCTACTATAACACATATATTATCCTGCCCAATAAGTGTTCCATTGACTGACGGGATAAAATTAGTTCTCACATATTTTTTAGTTCCGACAACATTACCAGCATAACCACCGTAAGCCTGAAATGTGGGATCACTAACTAACGAGGGATTAAATGTTCCCGGTGATTTCCAATTAATAAGAGAACTGTCTGCTGTTGGTGTTGAAAAAATGTCTAATAATTCTGCCTTAGCATAATACCCACCGTCAACTAATGCTTTTAGCATAGTGCTTTGTATTGTCTTATCCGCAATTGATGGTTCTGTCGGCATTGCGGCAAGTACCGATTCATATTCAGGAGAGTATGTTACCACTGATATTCCACCGCCAAACGGTATAGGAAACTTTGAAACACTAATTCCTGGACTCATATCAACCCTCCTTCAATTTTAACTGTTCCCTTCCAAAGCGTAGCTTGTGGCGTAACCTCAACCAATTGTCCGTCAAATGAGCCGCAACAACTCACGGCATTTATGGCAGCAGCAGAGATGTTCAATAACGAAATCGCAGCCGTTAACTCACCCGTTGCCGTTGACCAGTCAGCAGCAATATTCCCATGCTTATTAACAATAACCATCCGCAAATTTATCCCCGTGAGATCATAATCCTCCCACGTCTCGGTCGTTTCGTTATACTTTTGGATATTAATTGTTAAGTCAACGGCATCACCGGCGACAATCAATATCGGTTCTGTGGCGTATTTTACGTTGTAGATCATAGCCTTAAATAAAAAAGGCAAGTGCGGAGAAAGTATTTATTTGTCCGTCGTCTTGCCCATAAGTTTAAATTACCACCCTACAAGAAACGTTCCGGCCGTCCCTGTTTTATATACGGTACGGATGTTCAACGGCAACCATTGACCAACATTAGCCCCTGCCATGACCGCAGTTATAGTGAAGTCCGTCAAGTCAGCAAGCTGTACCTCGATCACACCCGCAACCTCAACAGCAATACGAAACGTACCGTCAGGCGCACCGGGGAAAGTGTAGTCATCGGCAAGGGCAGTCATATCGACTATCCCTACATCTTCATCAGTTCCGTTAATAAAGAACCCGATGTAGTTTCCAAGAACGTCTTTTAACGCCCCTGGATATTTGATTATGCTGCAAGGATCAGCCATGACTAAGTAGTAAGTGTTCCGTCACAAACAACAAGACGAAGGGCTAATTTACCACACTCATCAAGACCAAAACCAAGCATAGCAAGGTCTTCAGGTTTAGCAGAGTTGTTGTCGCAATCCATAAAGGAATTGCAGTCACATTCTACATCGGGCACACTTATAGTTGTGCGAAAGCCAAGCACGTTACCGTCGTCATCTTTGACAAGTACCGAGGCTAACAGTTGTGCGAGTGATACCGGTAAGGGGTATCCGCAGGTTTCAAAGAGATTTGCCATTTCTTTATATTTTTATGCCATTGGAGATACTGCCCTCAACGGTGAGAACTGTGCCTTCCACTTAGCGGTTCCGATGAATTTCACTAACTCAGTAGTTTCACGAGGTATGACCTGGTTAGCCCTGATCGTAGCCTGAATACCTTCATTGCCTCCGTAAAGCATCCCGTCAAATGTTTCATACCACAATTTAAAGGTCATGTTACACTCCAAAGTTAACAGCCAGTTGTAGTTCGTGTCGTTAGTCTCGTCAACCTCGAAAGGTACGGAGAACTGTTTCAGCCCGACGGCAATGCGATCCCACGAAGTAGCAATCTCACTTTGTTCGGGTTCAGGAAGTTCGGCGATCACCGGCAGCTCACGGATTTCGTCACCCGTTGCAGTTGCGGTATCGTCGAGCCTCGTAGTCCACTCCGCCAAGTCCTCGACGTTGGTGAAGTCAGCAGCATCAGCAGCAGCAATGTAAAAAGTCTTGATTTGCCCGTAGTGATACTCCGGTGCGCATAAGTCTTTCTCTATTGCAGGCAGTCCAGTACAATCTTGTGGACAAGCGGGTAAAACCAAAATTGACATTTTTCTTTAGAATTTAGTTATTATTAATACCCAAAATTACCTATTGTTATTCTTTATGTGTTAAACGTAATATTTAAAACTCATAATATCATTTGTATTCAAATGGCCCTATTGATGGTGTTGCATTCCAACTATCACCGTCACCGTCTGCCGCTAATCCTACGTTTGTACCCGCTGCTACGAGGTCTGATCCGGGAGTCAAATGATAACAGTCTACTCTTGGCAGCGATCCGTCTGACCTTCGTGCTGCCCGTAACTGTGATAGTACAACAGACTTATAGTCTGCATCTGATGCTACCGGACCCGTAGGTTCAAAATTTACATCATAACTATTATGATCAAACGTAATAAAAGCATCTATGTAACTAAATTGGTATTGGTAATTGCCATACGATACGTTATTTCTTATTATTGATGCTCCATTAGTTCGAGCGTTATACCATTTAAAACCATGATCATCATTACCTACAGCTATATTATTATATATCTTCATTTTTGCATTGCAGTTATTACAAACATAACCCGGATCTGTATTGTATGCACTTATACAATTCGTAACTTCTCTTTGATATGTAAGAGGGTCGTCATCTACCCATCCTAATTTAAACCCTGAAGCTGAATGCCCGGAAGTTACCCCATTCAAGAAGGCCCAGGATTTATCTATTATAACAATGCCTTCATTTCTCATAAGATCTACTCCGTCATCAGAGTTATCCCACATACGACATCCGATAATGTAGTTCTTATAAGTCCCGACTGTAATATCCGCTATTTCAATTCCGTCAGAATTATTCCCAGGTGTAGGTACGGATAGGTGGTCATAATTATCATATGAATCACAATTTATTATATAATTATCATCACAATCATACAAGAAACAAATTCCAGATCCACCATTGTCATGTACCTTTAATAATTCAAGCCTATTATGATGAGCGTAATCGAAGAAGCGAACTACCCCTACACCTATCTCATCGGTTAACTGCAATAGATTTCTTACTTCAAGTCCATATAAATGCCAGTAACTGCATCTTCTGAATAGTAATTGAAACCTTGATCCTGCACCACCGTTATTTGCTGCATTATTATTCTGCCCATCTAAAATAGGTACTTCTCCGGGGTAGTTTCTGACAATAATCGGATTTAGGGCTGTACCGCTTTTGTTGTTTGCTCCAGCACAAGCATACCAATCAGTGCCAAATGGATTATATATGAATGTACCTATGGGAGAATATATACCTCCCCTGATATATAATGTATCACCAGCAACGATCTCATTAAACCCCTTCTGCCATGTAGCCCACGGATTATCAAACGAACCGTCGCCCGTGTCATCATCCCCTGTTGTTGATACATAATAACCTCCTATATCAACCGGCTCAGGAATTGTGTCTCCCGGATACACATCTACTTCACTCACAGTTAAGTTATCACAGCACGCTCCGACAACGATCTTTTCATCCATGTCAAAGGTCAAAACAACAGTTGCCTGATGGCACTTTTTCTCAAACTGCCATTCCATCTCTACATCGACGTTGTAAACTTGCTCGATCTCCCCGGTTTTAAACGTGAGTTCAATATGATCGTGCAGCTTCATTCGCTGAATAGCATCGACCATATAATCAGGAACCAATCCCGTGCGAATGCGATAACGTTTCATCCCACGTCGGTAGGTAGGGATAAAGTCACCGTCGCCGTTCTCTTGGCCGTCTTCTGTTTCTTCGTGAAACGGCTCAAGAACGTCACCGTCGAGATAGAACCAAAAGTGTTGACCGCCCTGATAGTAAATGTTACCGAGGTCGCAGGTGTCCCAGTATTCAAATTTCAGATATTTATTCATTATATATGCCCTCCGTCAGCAGTTATTGTCCATAAATCGTCATTAATAAGTGAGGTACGGGCTGCTTGCCCTGTATCAGAATATTTTGAAGTTCCCCCGTGAAACGTTATGCTATTCGGCACGTCTGCTGCCGCCCATGCGATCAGAGTATTATCATAATTCGTGGATGTCCCAGCGGCATTAATATCACAGCCCTCAAGCATTGAATTTAAAAATGCTATTGAGGTAAGAGAAAATGTCGCAAGTGATTGTTTAAATGCGCTGCAATTACCAAACATTTGCTGCATAGTTGTTACTGAAGAAGTATCGAACGTGGCAACGCTCTGGTTAAATGATATACATCCATAAAACATGAAAGTCATAACAGTTGCCGATGATGTGTCAAAGCTTGCGACGCTCTGATTAAATGCAGCGCATGACATAAATAACGCATCGAAACTTACTATTAGCGAAGTATCAAAGTTTGCTACTGACTGATTAAAAACAGTACACCCACGAAACATTGAGGCTATTAAAGTAACATTTACAGTATTGAAATTACTGACACTCTGATTAAATGCAGCGCAATTACGAAACATAAACCTCATGTCGTCAACTAAAAACGTGTCAAAGCTTGCGACACTTTGATTAAATGCAGTACACCCATCAAACATATAGGACATTTTAGTCGCCGCCGATGTATCAAATGCTACTGCCTGATTAAATACTGAACATCCCAAGAACATAAGTTCAAAGTTTGTTGCCGCCGAAGTATTTGGTATATCGATATATCTGCCGGTCATATTAGAACAATAGGCAAACGCTTGATACATACTCGACCATTCAATATCACCCCACTGATCAATATAAATGAGTTTTAACTGTTCGCCTCCACTTAATAATGATAATGCTGTCATCCCCCCGCTCACGCTTACTTGATAAATGCCCTGTGCGGCGTAGGTATGGGATTTATTTCCTATTGTCGTAAATGTTTCTTCAGTACCGTCACCCCAATCAACTGTATAATCACCTGAGATAGCCGTAACTGGAAGAATGAAAGTGTCTGCCGCTGAACCTGCCTTTGTGGTATCAATGGTTATCATAAACGGCTCTGGCATATCTGCACACTCTTCTGTCAATATTTCCCCTTCGTCATCTCGCATCACACACCCGTTAGCATCACGCATAGCACGGTAGCCGTCAGGAATATCATTCATTTCACAAACAGCATCAAACCACGCAGAGAAATAAACATAAGCCCCGTCGTCAATTCTTATGTAATATCTTCCACATTCAAGAAATGGGTAAAAACACTCTCCGTCGTGTATGTAATAAGTCCGTCCGTCGATTGTCAGAACATCAACCGTGATCGTTAAGGCCGTTTCCGTGCCGTCTAACGACACCAATGTGTAAGTAGGTGTACCACTTGTTGCGTTCTCGGTCGTGTACATAAACGGCAGAAACGAATCACACGGAGCAACAATAGAACCACAACTAACCAACTGCTCAGAGAACTTCAGAGGTGTCATCAGAAGGTCACGCAGTTTATAAGCGTTCTCAGTAAACTCAAAGTCCTCGACCGTAAAAGGTTCAAACCACCACGTCTCACCGGCCACAACTCGAAACTCATAAGCTCCACAATCTAATTCAGCAATAGTCGACCCGTCGTAAGAGTGAATATAAAACCCTTCGGTAACGACTGAAGTAACCGGCAAAGTGATTTCAGTCCACACACCTGACCCATAAACACTTATCTCTGACCTTATGTAGTCACCCTCAGAAATGATCTGAAACGGAAGTAAAGAAAAGTTATCCGTGACAAGCGAAGGACAACACCCACCCGGGAAGCATATCTTCGACTGCGAGATGTATGACATCCACGGCTGCGGCTCTTGCTTATGACAGTTAAATATCGACATAAACAACCTCTTTAGAAATAACCATATCTTTCTGAACATTTCTCATGCTGTATTCACTTCTACACATTCCTCATTTGAATAAGCCGAACATCCAGCAACGTTACAAGCCTTAATCTGATAACAGAAGTCAGCTGGTCGATAATCATGGTTAGTGCTTTCACAGTCATCATAAGCATCCCACGTTCCAGGCACGGTATCAATGAGCGTATAAGCCCCTCCATCAATACTTCTCCAAATCTCAAAATACGAAGTAGTAAGCGGGACGGACCACCCTATATGAACGCATTCCCATTGATCCGATTGAGTGGCACCGTAAAGCGTCGGAGCAGCAGGCGGTGACCCGGGAGGCGCAGGCGGTGATCCGCAGTCGGCTATAATATCAAACGTCCCCGACCCGTTAACATAAATTACCCATCCGTCAAGTGAAGGATCGTAAGGATACATACCGTCAAAAGTAGTATGTTCGGTTGCTGTGTCTTCATCCTGATAAACAGTACCGGCAGGGATAATCACTTCGTAACATTCTTCCTCAAACAGTCCGTCGTCAAATAATAAGGTAAAATAAGTATCAACCGTATTAGGTTCGGATAAAGTAGTAGTAATGCTTCTCGGTGTGCTAACCACTACGTTTATTACCTTATATTTTGTTACCGGGGTCGGAGTGGTGTTTTTATCTTCACCGTAAACAAGGGTAAACTCTGCATGACCGTCAGGGTGAAGTGTAGCACTGTGAACATATCCCTTCTGACCTCCGAGGTAAGTCTCGCCTAATTCAGTTGTGATATAATCCTCAGGCGAATAGCCGTCTTCATAACATACAATAGCTTTAATCGGTTGTTTTCTTGTTTTAACAACGCTTATAAAGTCAATCGGTGAACGTTCAATCTCTCCCGAAATCAGTACCCGTCCGTGCATGAACAATGTCCTTAGAAGATACGACCATGAACACACATAGTTATTACTTGCATTAGCGTTGTTATAGGCCGTACCGTAGTGAACATAATAAGCACCGCCGCTTTCGTAATTGGCCAAAATTACCCATCCTTCGTCAGATATAGCACTCTCGATAAATCCGTCAGTCTCATTGGCACTCTTATAAATATAATCCAAATCAGTAGTCACTTCATACGCCACTTCGACCTTGTGTTTTTCGTCAACACAATTAGGATCATAACTGATTACATGAGGTGTATAATTTGTGTCATCGGCTTCCATGAAAGAAAACTTCTCATACCTCGGCATGGATTCTTTCAAGTAGTCATACTTGTTTTGCCGTGCTGCAATGGGCTGTGTACGCAGGTCCATACCCTCAAGTCCCTGCCAGTAATCGTAATGTTCTATTCTAAAAGTCGTCCCGTCGTATGACCAGAATAGATTGAAGATTTGCAGCATCTCCACCAGATCATTAAACGACAGTATGCCGTTTGTTGCAGGATTAGTTGAATTAGGTCTTTTAATATCCGACTTCTGCGCGAGAGTAAGATAACGCCACTTGTTTACATCGTTAGTAACAGGGTTTGTAGCGTTGTTCAGGAAGTTGCTCGCAATAACTGCCGCAGGCTCAATGTTCTGAACCATGTATTCAATAACGTCTGTTAACCAGAAATTACGGTCATAACTCTCTGCAGGGAATACCGTCGAAGTTACTACATCGTTATCCGGTCCTCCGGCCTGAAGGATATTATACTCAGTATCACCTTCAAAGTCAAAGTTCTTATAATTGTCATAAGGTAAAGGCGTAACGTCAAAAGTAGAGTTATCCAGGTCCCACGCTCCATCTGAAGTTGTAAAATATCCAGTCCAATAGTTGTGATAAGTATTTGCCCCGCTATCTTTTTGTTCAATTTCAAGAATGATCTCCTGACAACCCAATGCACCTGATACAATTAGTTCTTCAGTGTAATAAAGTAAATCAAAATCAGAAGTGCCTATTTTTGTGTTACAATAAAACCGCAAAGTGCCGCTGAACTTGCGACGATAGTAAGCCTTGCCGTCTTCTTTCTGATCAACTAACGAGGTTTTAAGAAAGTTCTGCGGGAAGCATTCAACCCTCGACGAGCCTACTGTTATGTAAAAGCGGTAGTTCATTTTCTTATGATCCTCGTCTTATTACCAATCTTTTCAATTATTCTATCCCCTAAGTCAGTGCGTTCTCTCTTCTGTCCGAACTTGCTGTTTAATCGCACGAGTTCACCGTGAACCCTATCTAACCTTTCATTGGTCTGATTAACGTCAATAATGATATTCGGATCACCTGTTACTGCATCTATCGGCACACGGTCTTTATTAAATGAAGTAACTATTTCTGAAAATGCCTTGCCGTATTTTGCCGAAGCCCTGCGGTTCAGTACACCCCATCGCTCGCCACGTTCAACCTCGACATGATCCAGGAACCGTTCACCACCCTGTGAGTGACGACGACCTGTAATTACACCGGTGTCATCACCCGTACCACCTTCTGCGAGTTTCGTGGCCTGCGCAGCCTTGACCTTAGCAGCAGCAAACGCACCGAACATTGAAGCCACAGCAGCAATAGCAAGTATCTGACCGACGAGAGGAATTGTAGAGAACCCCTTAAATATATTTGCCGTCGCAGACAATAATGAAGATATTTGAGTAGCAGTATCCATTGCTTGTTTAGCCTTCAGCGCCTTCTCTTCATCTTTTAACGCCTTTTCACGTGCAGCCTTAAGATCTTCAATCTCTTTGCGTTTTGCATCGACGTTATTGGCATAACCTATCTCGGCTAACTTAACTTCAGTTTCTAATGCCCGCTGTGCCTCGGATATTTGAGTGTCCAATAGTTCACGGGTACGCTCTGCATCCTTTACACGTGCATCAAATATCTCATCTAAGGCATCAACAGCGGCCTGCACGCCCTCTTTAAGTGCGCTCTGAAGTTCTTCATTGTCACCTATGCCGAGAGCGTCCCAGAAGGTCTTTTTATCTCCTTTATCAAGTTGGCCTATCTCTTTATTCCAAATATCAATGCGTTGCTTTAATATAGCTATCTCGGTTTGCGAGGTTTCGTCGCCTATTGCCTGAAGGAGTTTTATATCCTCTTCGGCAAACTTGATTTTTAACTTTAACTTTTCTTCTTCATTGTCCTCAATCAGATCAAGTGCCTCTTCTTGTAACGTGCGCTCAAGTTCACGTACCTTATCACCGTGACCGACCATCTCATCAAACGCTTTCTGATCATAGTCAGCCGATTGTTTTAAGAACTCGATGTTTACGCTCTCTTCTAATCCCGCTAACCAACGATAATGATCTTCAGTAAGGTCGCCCATGCTTTCAAGGTGTGCGCGAAGCATTAACAATTGTTGTAACTGAAAATCACGTTCAGCAGCGAAACGCTCCGGCCCTTCAAGTCGATCTATCTGATCTTTATCGTACTGGTCCTGTAACTGAAGTGAAGCCTGTAAAAACTCTTCAAGTTTCTTTTGACGGTCATCTAATGTTTTACCCTCTTCTCTGGCAAGCATATTTCCGGAAAGCTCCATCATTGTATTTGCACGGATAGTGCTTCGTTCTACATCTATCTGTTTTTGCTTTACAGCCTCTAATGCAGAGGTTATCTTTTCTCTCGGTATATCAGTGACATTACCCCACTTTTCATATTCCTGTGACATTTTTTGTATCTCAGGCGGGATAGATGCAATGGCCGCCCTTAAATCTTCAATCTTTTTAGTATCTATTTTTGTACCTATCTGCGTATAAACACCCTCCGGACTTGTTTCCATAATCGGAGTGCCTTTCTCGGCAGCAGCAAGTTGCTTTACAAGAGACTGATAGTTTTTAAGTGCCTCTTCGTTTTCTTCAAATGCTTTGGCACTTCTGATATTGTTAATAATTTGTTCATTTACTCGTTTCTTTTCTGCATCTGAAATATCCGCAGAATAACCCATTATCTGACGTGCAGCATCCAACTCGGCATCAACTCTCAGTTGTAATAGTTCAATAGCAGCTACCTCCCCCTCTTCTGCAATCTTAATATATTCCTCTGCCGCCTCTTTACGCTTGCGATAACCCTCTACACCTACAAGTCCTGTATTACGATAAATCTTTGCCAATTCAGTCATCCTGTCCTGACGGTCAAGTTCTTCAAGTCGTAACTGTTTTTCACGGTCACCGATAGCATCAAGAGCCTCAGAGTATTCAATCCCTGCCCTTCGAGCTTCGGCTAATCGTTTCCCTAAATCAGCCCAATTGCCCGAAGCAACGGAACGACTTAATTCATCAAGTGCAAACTTAATACCTGTTAGTTCTTTTTTCAGTAAGTCCCCAGTCTGCTGAGTGGAGTTCATTATCGCATTGAAAACCTTTATTGCAGCATGAACGGTGAGATAAGTTCCGGCAAGCCTCTTCAGCCCGGTAATCATGTCGTTATTACCTTTCTTCTGCTTCTCCTGCGTTTTTTCAACCTCAACTCCTGCGTTTTTAACCCTATCAAGTTCTTTCTGAGTATTTTTTATAGCCTTATTAAATTCTACAACATCCTTCTCATTAAATGCTTTTCTCCTCTGCTCATTCAACTCCTTCATATCAGCTTCTAAGCCCTCAATCAGCCCTTTAGTTGATGAATAGGTTTTCTTTTGAGTTGAGGCCATTTTCTCAGTAGCCTGATTAACCTCTTTGGCACTCTGGATGTACTGTGAATTGTCCGCTACTATTTCAAGCTCTATGCGTTTCATTTCTTTTTCCTTTTTGCCTCGTCTGCCCGTTTCTTCATAGCGTTTACCTTCGCCTCGTAGTTACTCAGGAATGAAAAGAACTCAAACACATCAAACCTACAAAGGCGGTCAATCTCCGAAGGCTGCCCGTCACTGACGGCGTATAAAAGATTGTTCCAGTATTTTTCATTCTCTACAAGTGTTTTATAAATGTTCCTCAGTCCTCCTTCACCTTTGTTAAAGTATTGCGGGTAGTGAGTTTGTAGGCTGGCATCCAACCGTCCACTAAGCTGGCTGCCAAGTGGAAGAAAGGGCTTACCTCCAATTCCTTCGACCAGCAGTCGATCTTTTCCTTCATCCGCTTTTCGTCAAATACCGTCGTATCTTCATCCTTTTCATTAATAAACAAAGCACACAATCTCAGAGCAGGAGCGTCCTTTTCTTCGATCATTGCCGTACCCGTCAAAATATTGTAAAGCGTAACTGATACATCAGCGTAATTCTTTGCCGTCTGCATTAGATCGTAACATTTCTGAACGTCCTTAAACAAGTCTACGAAAGTCCTCGAAAACCCGAACTCAATACTCAATCTTTGCAGTTCACGGTAACGATTAAATGAAAGCGTATCCTCAATAAAAAAGGTACGCCCTCCGCATTCAAACTTATCCTTTAGGTCAATTACTCTCATAGGTTATTATTTTGTCAATAATCAAAACTGTTAATATCGTAGCCGAGATAAACCAAATATGATCAAACAGGTTATAAGTGTGAAAGTGAGCGATCAGGTAGTACCATGTAGCACACTGTCCTGAAAAGCACGCTAAACAGCCACCCAATGGTTTATAAAGATAGTCGCTCTTTATCCGTTCAATCAGTCGCCCGTACCACCCGAAGATCATTTTATCCTCGGTCAGAAGAATAAACACATAGGCTATAACCGCAACTTTCAGTATCTCGACTAACATTCCGTACACCCTTCCGTTGGTACAACACATTCAGGTACAAGGTAGAACTCAGTCCGAAGATCGAGTGAAAAGAAATCATAGGGGAGCATAAGGAACTGTGAATGTTTTTCGTCAAACGTGTACTTCGAGAACACACCCGATGACCTCTGTGCCTGTGAAGTTACCGTAATCGACAACCTGATCATATCGCCGACGTTCTGCGGAAATGCCGGTAAAGCCTTGATAATAGAGATAATGTAATCACCCGACGACCCGCAACCTCCCTCGGTGAGCTTCTTATAATTTAACCATGCTACTAATCGTAGGCGGCTTTCATAAATGAGTTTACCGCCCTCCTGACGAATGAAATTAAATGACCCATCTTCAAAGAAGACGACACTGCTGTATTGTGAGTTAGGCATCAATTCATCATAACACCCCTGAGTACACGCATCATCAAAGGTGAGATCACATGAAATAGGGAAGCGTTTTTCTACCCCGCCCTGCGTGACCTTTGCTATCTGAGTTAATCCTGCGATCTTGTCGATCCAATCCAGGTCTTTGATGTAACCCACGACAATATTTGCGATCTTGTTATTCATTCCACTTTGCTGCTAACCATTCCTCAATCGTATCACTCAAGATGCTTATCTCACTATCTGATAGCATCAGGATATCTCCCCTGCGTTCTGTATTACCGGCCAGTTTGGTGTTTTGTTCCTCAGATAATGTACCTATACGTGCGTGACCTTGACGATGCTCATCATCTGAACTAATAACCTGGACACCGTCTCCCTGTGCGCCATTGGCCTGTAAATTACCCATCATCTCTCCGGTCCACGTGAAGTCAACATGATTAGTCTGCCGACCATGAAGATCACGAAACTCCTTATATCCGCCTTCAATTACAAATACCCGTGCAGGCTTATTTGTCTTACTAATCGTAACCCACTTTAATTCTTTGCGCTTTTCTTTTGACCCTGCAAGCTGATTACAAACAGCTGCGCTCATGTACTTACTTGAGCAATTCGCAAGCATAGGCTTAGTCGAATAAGGAGAGAAAGGAGTACCTTCAGCATTAATACCTGTGTTAACAACACGTTCCTTTATCATTGTTGCTCCAGAAGCGGCAATACCAACCATAAGATTACCGAACTCGCTGACCGTTTCAACAGTAACTGCATCCATGTGCTTTATGGCCATTTCAATCTTCATATCCTCTGCGATCTCATTCTCATTCCCTGCGGCGGGCGGCATCTTATACAGTCATTGTCCTCCATTGACTTTGAAAGCCAGTCGATCATTACATTATACCTCTCAGCATAATAAGTTCTATTTTCGTTCAACTGTTCCATGCCTAAAAGTGTATAACGTGAAACTTCAGGTGATCCCATAATATAAGTAGTTAAAAACTCACCGGCCTTGTACCAAATTGCATAAGCCATTGAGGCATCGATCTCGTTGTTTACAAAGTCGCTTTCGTCACGGCAGAAGTTGTCAAACACATCACAAACGAAGTTACCGTGAAGTATCATGCCCGAAGCCTTACTGTTTACAGTCCAGTCCTCACGGTCAGCCAAAACATCACCGTAAACACCACCGGCCATAATCCATTCTGTCCATAGTTCACGGCTCTGACGAATACACGGGTCATTAACATCAAAGCACCACTTAAAGCCTCCGCAGTTGCACGTTAGTTTATTAGAATATGCACGCCCGACGGGAGCAATCAAAAGGTAATAGTTACGATCTAAGGTTAATTCAATAGGGGTTATTAAGGTCTTATTTGGCCTATCGGCAACTGAAGTAAGGGCAACAGTATGAAGCAGATCGTATTCGTCATAGATTTCAAGGTTGACCGCTTCGGTACTATCGAGTATCAAAGATACACCCCTCAAAATATACTTACCACCCTTTATATCAGAGTAAATTCGCATCCCGTAATAGGTGCTATCGGTAACAAGATCGGTTATTTTTTTACCACCAGTTGCATAACGGCCTCCAATGTCACCCGAAAAAGGACGACGCACGGGCTCTTTGTATTTCATTAAAGCCTGAACCAAATCCAGTTTAAACGCATTAATAGCATTCTCACGGGCTGCGGTCATCTTATCCCAGAGATCCTCACAGCCTCCCAGAGAGTCGAGAATACGAAGGCTCATGCCTTGTAATTCTGAGATATAAAGTCCACTGTCGCTTACGGCATACGATTCGTCCCAGTCATCGACACAGGCGCACTCGGTCCGAGAAAATCCCACAACATTATAAAGGCAATTATAAATGCTCATTTTGTCCTCCTTGCTCTTGGTTTGACAATAATTACCGGTTTCGGACGGCGGCCACAATTACACTTCTGTTCCATAACTTAAAAAGAAAGGATACCCAAAAATATGAATATCCTTCCTCGTTTCATTAAATGTTACGTTTAAATTCCCGTACCACAAGCAAAAGCTAATATACCCGTGTTATCCTCATCACACGGAGCAGGATTGACAGCAAACACACCGTGAAGCTGAATTTTTGAGGCAAGGTAAAACTCGTTGCTCTCGCAGGTCTCCTTAGTGATGATGTCGTAATACACACCCGGTATGTTCAGCGACGGCTCACTCCAAAGAGCGTAAACACCGGCTTCCTGCTGTGCATTGACAGGACCGAGAGGGTTCCATGCCTTATTGATGAACGCAGCAGCAGTTTTGTGCAGAAGGAACGTGTATCCCGGAGCGATTACTTCGACGTTCTCCGGGTCTTGGTACACTTTCTTAATCGTACCGATCTTTGACATAGCTGCCTTACCGGCATCGGTCATCGACTCGTGCATACGGTTAAAGACATACTGAAACAGGTTCGTTCCGGTGATCATGTACGGGTCTTTGATTTTGTTCAACCTGTTTACAAGGTTGAAGTAACCCCAGATATTGTCATCCCAGAAATTCGCAGGGATAGTTGTCAACGCAGCAGCAACGGTTCCTATACCTGCGGTATAAGCATTAACACCTGCATTGGCAAGTATGCCAGTCAATATGTACTGAGCCAACCACTCGTCGAGGGCTTTCTTATGCATCAGCATATTGAACATATACGACTTTTCGAACTCAATTGTCCGCTCGCGGTATGCCCGTTTAGGCATCTTGAAAGACGACTCCTGAAGACATTCGATTTCGTATTCCTGGCACAGCGGATCAGCATCTTCACCTGTAATCGTACAGTCATCCGAGCAATCCGTGGTCGTGATATCGCACTTCGACAGCCATTCGACTGACATGATGCGCTTCTTCTTTCCCGTGATAGGGGTCATGTTCACCTGTTGATTTTCGAGTACTGCCTTTGCACTTTCGACATCGGCAATAGCATCAACGTTGGTCTGAGGATCAGTCCAATGCTGGTCGAGCATTCCCTGATAAGTGGCTAAAAAGCCGCAATCAATACTTCCTATTTGACTCATTTCGTTTTTGAATTTTCGTAAGACACCTTAATAGCTAATCGCTCTTCGGGGGTCTTAGCAGCCTTCAGTTGATCAAAGTATTCCTGACCATCCTTTGGAGGCTTAACTGGCGGCTTAGAGGGTTCGTTCTTGTTACCACTGGAACTGCGGTCATCAGCTGCCTTAAAGTCAAAATACCCACCGGCAGTATCACGTGCGAAATCTTCAAACGTGATCATGTGTCCGTGACTATCTTTAACCGGCTCGCCGTCCTTTATCATAATAAAGTCGCCGTCCTTTTCCTGGTAATCAAACACTCGAAACTCTTCGATGTACTTTTCACGCCATCTCTGTGCTTTCTTTGCATCTTCCGGTAGTATGGGCCTCAGTCGGTCAAGTTCATCGAGGGCACGCTTTTCGATCTTCGACATAACAGAACGCTTTTGAAACTCACGCTCTTTGTCTTCAACCTTCTGCTGCCATTCTTTTTCTTTAACCTTTAATTGCTTTTCCCATTCGTGCTGATGCTTTAAAAACTCAGGATGTTTTGTAATGTCATCTGAAGTTCCTTTTACCTCTGTGATCTTCTCTGTGACAAGAAAATCAATAAGCTCAACCCCTTCGAGTTCAGAGTCAATGTCATACTTATCCTTTACTGCCTTCTCAATCTTCGTTGCACCTTCCTTTATGCCACGCTTGTATTGATCAGTACCGTCGCCTTTCAGTTTCTTAATCCTGTCAGCATCGGCCTTTTCAGCTACGGTCAAATCGACTAACTCTCCGGCATCGTTGTAAAGGCTTGCCAGTTCCTCGGTGTCAATCTTTAAGGTTTTTGACAAAAACCCCTCCAGTTTCTTTTTTTCTTCTGGTGTCATTTATTTTGATTTAGTGATCTTCTTTACTTCAGGCTTTAACTCAGGCTTTAAAATCACCGGAGCCTTAGTCATCATAGGTTTCATGTCCCGCACTTTGTATTTTCGTTTGCGTTCAGGGTCAAGTCCCTCCCAAGCATCGTCGGAAAGAAACTGAACCTTGCCTGTTTTCTTCGAGGTCAGCTCTTTCATTTCTTTTTGCGCTTTATAGGTGCTTTCTTGATGACCGGCTTTTCAGTAATAGGATCACCCGTTACGTCTGGGACATTTGCCTTAACCTCTACGGCTGCGGGATCGCCCTCAGTCACTTCAGGTAATTTAACCTCAGGAACTGCCTTTAACGGAGGCTTTATGATAACCGGCTTCATTGTCGGCTTAATCAGAGGCTTTGAGAGTTCGATAGGCTTTGTGAGCTTCAGTTCTTCTTCACTGATTGCCCCGTAAAAACGCTTCGCAACCTTGAAAGCAGCGGCACTCAATGTAATTGACTTGCCGTTAATGATACATTTTACCTTATCTGCCATAATAATTATGTTATTCGGACGTAAAGGTATGAATATCTTTTTATATTAATATCATTTTATCTGTTATTTTTTAAACACAATAATAAAGCCCCGAATATTGGAGGCTTTATTTTCACTAAATGGCAATGGTTATCCTGATAATGGTGGTTCACTTCTGCTTTCTGGCTGTCTTCTCACTTATGATTCACTTTGGCGATATATGTATCTTCCGCTTCATGATTCACTTGCATATTTTGGGTATCTTAAGGCTAGTGGTTCATTTTCTCAGTTTGGTTGTATTATATGGAATGATTAAAATATCCAACCTCTTTCCTCCGGCCTGATAATTCCGGTATGACCTAACTTTTCTTCAACATAAAGTGCAGCCGTCGGCAAACCTTCAAACGTTCTCCACACGTACCAGAAGTCAGCAAGAAAATGCTTTATCAATTTGCGAATTGCAGCGCCGTGTCTGTGGCAAGGCTTAGCATCACACCAACGGCACTCAATAAGTTTGCCCTGCGTGTTCCTGGATTTAACAATCTTATGAGAGGCTTCAAGTTTTGTCTTTTCAGCATCGTACACATCACGGTAAACGGCACGGGTTTTAATCATGCTGTCTGCCATTGTATAAAGCACTGTTCTCAATGTCTTATTGCCGCCTCCTGCTTCTCCTTTGGTGTACCTCTCATGTGAGGGCTTGTCAAGTCCAACGTAGCACCACAAAGATGATGCGTACTCAGCCTTTGTGATGTCAATGTAAACAAGTAGGTATGCAACGGTCATTGCACCTAATCCCTTAATCTGAAGTGCAGCCTGAATAATAGGCATATCAAGACCTTTGATATACTTCTCAATCCTCCGGCCCTGTTTGCCTAACTGACTGTCGGCCTCTTTCAACTGAAGTTTAAGCCACTTTTCAGTTGTTGCATCCATCTGATCCGTTCCACGTTTTGCGGCAAGCATACGGTTATTAATGGAGTTTACGAGTTTTCTGATCTGTTCCCGACCGTCAATCAGGACTTTCAGTTCAGTCATCTCAGGTGTGCGTTCACGGTAAATGAAGTGCCGTTTCATGTGTTCAACCGGATCAAGTACACGGCTGTTTTCGTCGGTATAAATACCTCCTTTAGCTTTTGGCACAATACGGTCAGTATCATACATCCTCGGCATTTCTGCCAGTGCTACATCAGACAGTGCGCACTTGCCGTTCTGTCTCGTCTTGGTTCTTTCTTTTAATGCTTCTTTCATTGTCACTCTTTTTAGTTAATAATCACTTAAAATAATAGATCACTCTCGTGATATGGTTATCTTATGATTGTTGGTTCACTATTCGTTAATAGTTATCTTATCACTCATGGTTCATTTTCGTTTTCTGGTTGTCTTATTGTCGATAATTCATTTGTGACCATTGGATGTCTTTTGTACCGTGGCTCACTTCAATTCATTGATTGATTTATTTCACATGATTCACTTCCGACTACTGATTGATTTGTAGGCTATGGTTCACTTAACATTAATGGTTGTCTTCATGCTAATGATTCACTTTTGACACATGGGTATCTAATTTATAATGGTTCATTTTTCATTAATGAATGTCTTAAAACCGGTAATTCATTTACGCATCATGGATGTCTTTCGGCCTGTAATTCAAAGAACAACCCCGAAAAACTATGCGACGGGAGAGTGACCAGACCGAAGATAATTAAACGGGGTGTTTATATTTTACCCTTAAATTGTCACTTTTTGAATGTCAAATTAACACATTTATTTCAAATGCAAACTTTTGTGTGATTTTTTTTACTCAGGCTCGTAATCCAGTCCGCTGCCCTCACTGTCTATTGACTGGATCATGTATTCACTCATAACGTACAGCACCTCTTCTTTGGTGTAAGTCGCCTTATCGCCCCACGTACTCTCAAGTACCTCCTTCGGATTTTTGTCTTTCATTTTGTGCTTTTATCATTCGTTCTGCAATACTATCCAAAAGCCAACCAATGTAATGACGGCAGTTGTAGCCGCCCCGGTCAGTAATAGGATCGTAACCCGGATAATTCAAATACGACGGCACAGCACTCTGATCCTTTTGTTTAACTTTATACCCCGCAGGATATACACCCTGATCAGGCGTCCACGTGCGCCACTTTTCGGCATCCTCTTTTTTGAATATCTTACCGAGGTTTGCGACACAAAAATCTCTGCTATCCTTTACGATGCTGCCCTGATAAATAAAGTAGTTCATTCCGGTTTCGTCAGCCAACGCAGTTGCATAGGCAGAATCGTACTGCATATAAACGTCGTGAGCAAAACGGTTGAATTGCTTTTCTATGCCTCCTGGTTTCACGTCGTCACCCACAATCAATGTATTCAGACCTTTAATGTAGTCCTTCATCGGGAACTGACCCGTTACTGCCTGAGCCGTGAACTGCTTTACATCCAAAAGTAAGTTCTCATTCTTTATAAGTGTCTCGAAGAACCCTCCTGAAACGATCTTACCGCCTTCAAGTCCTAACCTCATGCCGATTTTCTTTGCAGCGTTCTCAGCGACCTTAGTAAATAACTCAGGCGTTTCCAATCCCATCATCACCTCGAAGTAAGTGACGTTTGCCTTCGTTATCCCTGCAACCGTACCGCCGACCTCTTTAACAAACGGTATCCTCTGACCTTTCTGAAAGTCTGAATAAACTTTGTCAAGTGCAGCCAGTAGCCGGTAGTTCTTTAGAGTGTTGCGGATCCTACCGTTTGACATATCCAATTGCGGGATGATCTCAGCCGTCACCTTTGAGATAAGCATATCCTGCATCTTGCGGATAGTCTTGTTCAGGCTTGTTTCGCTTGACAAAAGATACTGCTCTTTCTTATTCAGTAATTCCGATATTCTTTTCGGCAGCTTCATTTATTCGGCTTATAAAACTGTTTTTTTAATCTTGAATATGTTGCCATTGCGCTTTCGATATTAAAGTCCTCAATGCAAAGGTACTTGAAATAACTGTAAATCGACTGTTCAATAGTTATTGCCGGAACAATGCTTCTCTGAGCCTCGACCCAAAAGTAAAGTGCAATATCTTCGAATGCCCATCGATAGATACTCTCAATTGTTCCTATGTAACCTTTTTTGCGAGGCATGAGTGTAACGTGTTCTTAATTTACGATCCGTTTTTACAAGTGTCTGCGAAGTGATATGGTCAACTTGAACGGCACATATTAACCAGTGTTCAATCTTTGCAGCCTTTAGTTGTTCGGCATGAACGTTGTCAGAATACCAAAACTCATAGTATTCATCCAACTTGTCTATTTTTGTCCAAATGTCTTTGTGCTGAAATATACACCAGCCCGTAAAGAATAAGCCGATATTATAACCCTTGTAAGCGTTGTAGCCTTTAGTTAAGTGACGGTGCTGAAGAGCACTACTCAAAGCTGAGGCCGAAAGGATTTCGTTCTCTTGCATGATACCGCCTATCTCTGACCAGCCTTTGTGAAATATCAGATCGTTGTTTGCCAGGATTTGAATATCACCGGTGCGGTGCTTTAAGCCTTCGTTTAAGCAACGGTTGTAATTGAACGGCCCGGTAAAAAGTATATAATTGTTTACCCCTCGGTAACGTGCCCTTGCAAAAGTCTCGATTAAAATAACGTTCACGTCAGCCCCGTCATCTAAACAACTGTCAATAGCCCGTTGGGTCATCTCTATAAGTGACCTGTCCCGTGAGGCGACGACCATTATTAAATCGTACTTCATTTTTTCTTTAACCAATCACGAATATAAAGCCACGAAATAAACAATCCGCTAACTGCACCCACGCAAATAAAAAGCAATAAACCAATTTTTAACAAAACCCATATAACTGCTTCCATACTCAAAAGATATAAACGTTCCCCGGTGTTGACTGGTTTAATCCTATGTGCTTCATGGCATAGTCCTTTAAATAGCACGGAGGACAGTCCCTTGTACGATAAAAGCCTCCGATTGAATAGTCACCTTGCTTTAAATGAACAAAGTCGTCACAGAGCATCTTAACGTACTTCGTAGGAGCAAGCTGAAACGCACCTCCGGTGTGAGAAACGTATTCAACATTCAATCCTCCGACAACTCGTTTCTTTAGTATGTTCGGGTAAAAGTTAGGATCAATCAAAAGGTCAGGCGGCGAAACAGCATGAGGACCGGATTCTTCAATGAACTTTACCATCTTTGCGATTAAATCCTCTGTGACAGTTTCAACATCGTTGTCAAGTTTCAGGATGTAGTCGTATTCCAAAAGGTTCATCACTCCATAATAAAACGCTGCGGCTATGCCTTCGTTCTTGCCTAACTCAATCCGGTCACGATCTTTGAGCCATTCCAAAGTTCCGTCCGTCGATCCGTTGTCAACAAATAGATGAAAGTCAACTCCGGTCTTACTCTCGAAACTCTCTATTGTCCGCTTCGTTAAATCAAGGCGATTGTAGGTTATTGTTACTGCGGCAACTGTTTTGCTCATACTACATTCTATTCAGTGATAATAAATAATTTGTTACTAATTTCATCTTATCTACTCCACCCGCCTTTACGAAATCCACGGTAAAATTATTTATTTGACTAATGGGATCATCCCCGAATCCCTCAATCTTTAACCATTCTTCACCCTCTTTAGGAAATAATATTGTTATTCCCTCCCCATCAATGATAAGTTTTCCGTTTTCATCTTTTGTAATTTTCATGTTCTTAGTTTTTAGTTACCAATCATAAGACCCCGGCAAATGACAAACAAAATACTCCGGCGTAGCAATCTTACCAAATTTTCTCGACTTCATCATCAAACTCTGATTAAAATAATGATCATGAGCATAACCCCGATGACCCCAACGTGCGCCTAATGACCGCTTATGGCAGATATTTGACGTTCCATTCTGCCCTAACTTCCTTATGTCACAGTTACGCTCGACCCAATCACCACCTGAGTAAACAATGTCATTGTAAAATACCCAATCATAGTCTTTGAGGTTATCCGCAATGATCTGCAAATGATTTTCTCCCCAATAGTCGTCAATGTCACAGTAAATAATAAACTCGCCCGTTGCCTGTTCTATTCCCGTGTTACGTGGTGCACCGTCCCACATCGGGGCTTTCTTAATCAAAGTAGTTGTTATCCTTTCGTCGGTGAATTGCTTCATTAAGTCCATTGTCAGTTGACAGCCGTCAGCCACGACTTGTAATTCAAGGTCTGTAAAGGTCTGATCCAATACTGACTGAACAGCACGAACAATCTTTTCTTCACGACGGGAAGCCGCACCTGGATAAGGCGACAATAGCGACGGCATTATACAGCTGAACTTCATCTCGCTTGCTTGCATTTATGACAATATGCCTCGGCATCATAATAGGTGAGTTCTCCCTTGCAGACAGGACATACATCTTGTTCTTTTATCTTATTCAATCTAAACTGTCTCTCTACTATTATCTCTATTTGTCGCATTAACCTCTTGTATGAGTCCGGCCCCAAAATCATGTATGGTTCTCCTGTCATCTCTGTATTATTATGTCAAACAAAGATAAAATAATTTCCGAATTTCATACAGTCAGCACATCAGAATTATCAACCACTTTTGCAAATAGGCACTTTCTTACAGCCGCAATACCTTTCTTTGCCGCTTGCTTGCTGTTATACATCTCCGACGTGGCAATACACTCACCGTTACCGGCTATTAAAACAAAGTAGTAGTATTCGTTTAGCTTATTGTGCTGAATACCTTTCGACCTTAATATTTCAAACCTCATCTTCTGTTTCTATTGGTTCATTAAATGCTAACTCCGGTTCTTTCGGATTGGCCTCTTCCATTTGCAAAATGTATTCTTCGCATTTGGCTTTAACCTTTTTAGTTATAACGTCGTCGGCCATGTCATATATCCAGACTTCGCTTTCCTGTTCGAGATCATTGAAGATACTCTCCAAATTAGCCCATAGAACAGCGTTGTAATGCGTTGTAAGGTTCTGAGAGATCAATAGCCTCACGTTCTCTTCACTGTAGCCTCTGAATGGATTGTATGAGTTTTTAATGCGTATAATCTTCAGTTCTTCGGGACGGTCAGCGTAAAGCATCTCGTTAATGTCATCCTCAATAGCTGCAATAGTAGAGGTTGAAGCACCAGCATCTTTTGCACGTTTGAGTTCATCCATCATATCAGACTGAGTTTTGAACTTGAAGTCATCGGGATATTGGTGTTCGACGATCAATCCTTTACCTAAGTCAGTAAAAGTAGCTATGTCCGTGACAACAAACTCCCACAAAGTAGAAAGCCCCGAGGCAAAAGGCTTCAATGTGTCGTTCATGTTGTCCTCAGTGATCTTCACCTCTGTTGCGGTATTCGTGAGTTCATTGCGGGTCATCAGTTCTTTATTGAACATCATCAGATAAACAGAAGCCCTCAAACCCTGAATGTACCTTTCCTGAAAGTCCAATAATTCAATAGGAGGCGACTTGTAAACAAGCAGCTTTTCAAGATCAAACATCTCTTGCGGGTCACGTGGCAGTTCAAGTGTCTGAATGTCCATTGTCGAAGCATGAACCGGCTCTCTACCCGTACCCTTGCATACACCACAAGTTGTACCGTCTAAGCAAGTTCCGCCTTTACACTCAGGATTAGGACACGGATTAACATAACGAAAACGTTGCGGGAAGGCCGTCATAGCCGTAGAAAGATCCAGCTCGCTGTCGATCTTCAAAGTCTTATTCAGGTAAGGAATAACATCATGAAATACCGAGACAAACGTTCTGCCCTGTGTCTGCGAATCATGTTTAAAGCCAAATCTTCGGGCTGGTATCTTATCGCTTTTGGGAATAAAGTAACTGACCGTGTAGTATTTGCCTCCTATTTCAATACCTTCGGGAAATTCATTATCCAACGAATAAAACATCGGTTTATCCCGCACCTCAGTAAAAACAATCGTATCCGTGCCGAGGTAAATAGTGTATTTCGAGCCTTCGTAATCATTGCCCTTTTCGTCGACAAGCGTAATAGGCAACTTGACAACCAGGTACTGAAGGATGTTATTCTTGAACTCAAACATTATAGCCTGTTGCGATGTAGCAATGAACGGGTAAGGCTTGGCTTTCTCTTTGTTCGAATCAAACTCATCAAACTCTGTAATTAAAAAAGCATTAGGATCAAGGTAGTTGTAATCGACATAAGCATACTCAAAGAACTTTTCAAGTGAAGCGTCGCCCCAGTATTCAGCTATTTTTAGTTCCAGTTCTGCCTGACGCTTTTCATAGTCGCCCTCAGTCTCCCAGTCGATCTTTCTGACTTTAGGTTTCTTGCGGACTGCTTTTTGAAATGACAACTTTGTCGAGGCAAGTGTCGGCGGGATAATTGAATTTGTAATCGTTTTACGCATCGTAAACTCATCCTCTGTTTCACGTGAAACAACCCTCCGAAGTAGGTCGCTGATCCCGTCACCTGAAACCATCTTATAGTATTTCTCCGCAAGGTCGCAAACGTGTTTATAATCCCTGTGCGTCACGTTATCCGTGATGATGCGCCACAGTTCCTGAAAGCCCTGTAATTTGTCCATCTTATTTATAATAATTGTTAAAAACTTCGACTAACTGATATTCGCAATTGTGTACAAGAATACCGTTTGCAAAGTATTCGTGCATCCCGTCTACTGTAATATCATACACTACCGCGTTTCTTTCTTCTTGCTTTTCCTCCACAAGAACGGGAACAACATACAGATTTACTCCATCTATTGACCTCAAATATTCCGCCACATTCAACACAGGTGCGCTGTTCATTATATTTCCCCTCTGCCCTGTATCTTCGTGCTTGATATTTATTTTGGCATTTTCTGGTACACCATTCAGGGGTATTCCGAAGTATAGTTTTAAACTCCGTCCCACATCCTTTACATTTAGTCGCATATTCGTCCGTGAAAAGAACTTCCGCAGCGTGAATCTTATGCCACTCCCTACCCTCCTCCGACTTATGCCATTCAGTTGCCTTTGGATGTGCTTTTTGCTGTAAGACATCTTTAAGCATCTGTTTGTAATCATCCGAACTTCTTTCGTAATGCCCCCCCAAATGCTCTTTATACGATAATAGAGCGATGTTCTCAATTCTGTTATCTCCGAAGTCACCATTAATATGGTGTATTGTAAGTCCTTTTGGAATCGGCCCATTAGCCTTCTCCCAAATGTATCTGTGAAGATAACGCTTTGTCCATTTGCCATTAATACGAACCCATCCCTTATAGTAGTTCCGGTCGCTTGCGGACTTACCATTGGGGTAACGGTGAAATCTGAAGTCGTCGTAGATAACTGTTTCTTTTTCCATGTTTCTTTTTCTGCAAAGATACATAATATATTTGTACCTATCAGACCTTTTACCATAGAAAAATGATTGTTTGCAAATATTTTATGATCATCCGTACAAGCAATTTCCTTGTCTCCGATCACATATGTATTTACTTTCTTAATGCCATTATTATGAAAGGCTATAACAGGCATAAACCCCGCCCTTGTTAATACTTTATCACCGAACTTAATCTGATCAATACGTTTCTCTCCCTTGTCGGTTAGGATTAATGTTTCACCCACAAAACAAGTATCGGATAGGTGGCCGTATTTCTGATACTTATCGCCTGTTTCTTTGTCAGTGACGATATGCTTGTCCTTTGCTCCGTTAATATCCTGTTTAACGTACATCATGTCAGCAATCATCAGTTTACAACTCTCATCAATCAGTATTCGTATTGGTAATTTCTCTTCAAAGATACGATTTATAAAGTCACGGCGTTTAGTAATTGAAGGGTTCTGTCGCATCATACGCGCCGAGCCGTTGACAAGAAACCTCCTTAGTTTATATTCTATGATCTCATAATGATGTTTAAACTCCTTGTTCATCGTTGAACGTGCCTTGCCAGAAGCATCACCGTAATAGTAAATCGCTGACTTATGCGAAGCATACCGCATTAGTATATCTTCACAGACCTCTTCAGTTGAGTTACGGGGGTTCTCAAGAGCGATCTCGTCAATACAATACGACCACCAGATATCTTCTTTGCGCTCAAACTGCCAGATAGAACATGAGTTATAAGGAACAGAGTTCTGGTCAAACGAGATGTGCAAAGGCTTCGTTTTATCGTAGGTACACTTACCGACGTGCTTAAGGCGATCAAAAGATGAATAGAACTCGCCGCCTGCACTGACGAAAGGGCAAGCGTATATCAGAGCTTTGCCCCTTTGGTCGGAGTTATTGTCAAGAACATTGCGGATATAATTTTCACCTACATTGTGGACGTTGTGCCAAGTCGACGAAATAACGACACACTTATTGTCGAACTCCTTCCAAAAGAATGTTTTGTCAGAGTAAATGCTATTATTAATCTCCTCAATGTAGGTTTCAAGTGAGAATAGCTCATTAATCCAGTCAACTTTTGCCGGGGATGTTACGATAAATAACGGGTTATATTGTTCTTCGGGCTTTCCCTCAGCCTTTAATTCACCGTTTACCATAAACATTCCCCGTTGCCTAATACGTGCAATAATGATTTCCTTTACATCCTCTTCACGT